AGGTCGGGATCGAACTCGCCAGTCTGGGCCCGCCAGCCGTCGCCTCACCACCGGCCTCGACGGCCCGCGCGGGTGCCGCACCGCCGCCTGCCCCGTATCAGCCGGTCGGGTCGGGTGGGAAAACGACGGCGCCCCCGCTCCAGGACTTGACGGAAAAGTTCGGCGACGACTTCGATGCCTCCGGGTATCGCGAGCGCCGCCGTCAGGAGCTCGGACGCCGCCGATAAACGAGGCGCGGTGCGCGAACGCGAAATCGGCGTCTATCAGATTCTGAATCTCGTCACCGGCCGCCGCTACATTGGCGGCAGTGTCGTCGTGTCGCAACGATGGCGTGAGCACTGGTCCATGCTGCAGCGTGGCAGTCACTACTGCAAAGAGCTGCAACGGGATTGGAACTTCTTCGGGCCTGAAGGCTTCGGCTTTCAAGTGCTCGATGTTGTTGAGTCACGCGCCGATCTTCGCGCGTGTGAACAGCGGCATCTCGACGAGGCACAGCATCTCTATAACGCCACACGCATCACGGGTACGGGTCCGCCAGAAGGCTTTCGTCAGAGCGAGGTGACGAAAGCCAAACTGCGTGAAACCGGTGGTCATCATCGTCGCGGCAGTCACCTCAGTCCGACGCATCGACAAATCTTGCGCGACGCAAATATCGGTCGTCAGAAATCCGAGGCCGAGCGAGAAAAGTTGCGCCAGGCGCTGACCGGGCGCGTCATTTCATGGGGCGACAAAATCAGCGCGGCGAAGAAAGGCCAACCCCTCTCGCCACAGGCAAAGGAAGCCTATGACCGATCGCGAGCCGTACGCGCGCTCGCAATCAGCGCAGGCAAGCGTGGACGTCCGTGGTCAAGCGTGCGGCGTGAAGCTCACCTTCGGAAGAGAAGTAGCTAGGAGGGTAGCTATATCGCTAACCAATTCCTTACGAATCAGATTGTGACATACGAGGCATTAGACGTACTTGAGAACACTTTTAATGCTATGATTCACATAAATTCCGAGTATTCCGATCAGTTCCGCTTCGGCGGCGCGGTGCTCGGACAAACCCTCAGCATTCGCAAGCCGCCGCGCTTCCTCGGCCGGCTCGGTCAGGCGGTAGCGATCGAAGCGATCACGGAAACCTACGTGCCGCTCACGCTGTCGTATCAGCGCGGCGTCGACACGAATGTCAGCTCGCAGGATCTCACGCTGCGCATCGACGATTATCGCAGCCGGATTCTCGAGCCGCAGATCGTGCGGCTCTCGAACCTGATCGATCAGGACGTGTGCAACCTGGCACAGGGCCTCAACAACTTCACTGGTGTGCCCGGCACGACGCCCTCAGCGCTGATCACGTATCTCAACGCGAAAGTCAAGCTCGATAACTTCGCCGCGCCGGCCGATGGCAAGCGGTACATGTTCCTCAATCCGGCGGCCGAAGCCGGGATCGTCAATGCGCTGACTGGGCTCTTCCAGGCGGCCGAACAGATCGCCGAGCAGTACCTGCAGGGCGAGATGGGCAAGTCGATCGGCTTCCGCTGGTTCATGGATCAGAACGTCTACGTGCACACCGTCGGCACGCTCGGCGGGACGCCGACGACGAACGGGGCGGTCACCGATGGCTCGAGCAGCGTCGTCACGCAGGCCTGGAGCTCGACGACGCTCAACGCCGGCGACGTCATCAGCTTCGTGAGTACGAGCACGCCGGTCAATGCCGTCAATCCGCAGTCGTACAGCAACATGGGCCTGCCGATGCAGTTCGTCATCACGGCGACGACGTCAGACTCGGCGGGCGCGATGACGATGCCGATTGCGCCGGCCATCTACGGCCCCGGCACGTCGCTGCAGAACGTCACGAACCTGCCGGCGAGCGGCACCGCGATCTACGTCTTCGATACGCCGGCCGCGAGCTTCGCCAATATCAGTGCGAAGAGCTCGCCGCAGAATCTCGCGGTGCATCGCGATTTTGGCACGCTCGCGATGGTTGATCTGCCGCTGCCGGGCGGCACCGACAAGGCGTATCGCGCGGCATCGCGGAAGAGCGGCAAGTCGATCCGCGTGATCCGCGATTATGTTGCGTCCACCGACCAATGGATTCAGCGCCTCGACGTGTTGTACGGCGTGGCCGTGCTGCGGCAGGAACTCGGTTGTCGAGTAGGAGGGTAAATGTCGACAGCAACTACACTCGCCGGGGCGCAGAGCGCGAATGCGACGATGGCGGTTTTGACCTCAGCGACCGGGATCGCGCGTGACAACTGGCTTCTCGTCGATGGCGAACTCGAATGGGTCACCGATGTCAGTCTCGCGCCGACCGTGCAGGTCGTGCGCGGGGCCGAAGGCACGCTCGCGGTGGCGCATGCGGCGCTGACGCAAGTCGCCTTCGGGAATCGCACCGAGCAGACGACGCCGTCGGGGCCGCCTCGTATCAGCTACAGCGTGAACGGCGCGATCACGCTGCCGACCGTCGATACCACGGTCTACCTGGCGAAGTCGGGCGTGGCCGCGATGACGCTCCAGGCCCCGAACAAGGACCAGACCAACACCGTCGTGATTCAGGCAGACACGGCCAACGCCCATACGGTGACGAACACGACGCCCGGCTTCAACAACGGCGGCACGGCGTCCGACGTCGCCACGTTTGGCGGGGCCATCGGCGACAACTTCGTGGTCCGTGCGCAAGCCGGTGTCTGGAATGTGATCGCGACACGGAACGTGACGCTTGCCGCGTGGTTCCTCTTTGCGGTCTTGACGGCGTCGATGCTCGGATTCGCGTGAGCGTTCGCGGTGTGATTGGCGTGCCAGCGACGGTTCACAGTCGCTGGTCCGCCTTCCGCCCGTGCCTAGAGGCGCTCGAACGGCCGCCAGGCACCGTCGTCAAGGAAGCGCACGGCAGCAGTGAGGCCGAGAACCGGCATCGCATCACCGCATGGGCGCTTGAGCAGGGCGCCGAGTGGATCTTCTGGCTCGACGACGATCTGCTCTTTCGTCCGGATGTGTTGGTGCGAACGCTGGCTCGGTCGCAGGCGATTGTGTTGGGGTTGAGTCTCTTTCGCCGTCCGGAGGACGGTCAGTTCTGGCCCATCTGGTCGCACGCCGGCCCCGACAGTGGCCGATTGTGGGACCAGGTCCGGACCATCCGCCCTGAGCCGCATGGTTTGATGCGGCTTGGCGGTGGCGGGGCCGGAGGCTTGCTGACACGCACGGAGGTGTTTCGCGCGATTGGCGAGCCGTACTGGCGCAAGCATCCGGATGACGTCTTTGAAACGTCGGCAGACATCGACTTTCTCTGGCGGGCGCAACGGGCCGGGTTCACGGTGTGGGGGGATCCCGACGTGCGCTACGGCCACCTGACCTCGATGGCCATCTGGCCGCATCACACGGCTGAGCATGGATGGTCCACGATCTTTGCCCGTGGCTTTGAACCGTTTGCGGCGCAGGATTGGTCAATTCCCGAACCGGTAGGAGTGCCCTGATGGCGGATTTGCAACTCACCCCGGAACTGCTCGCGCAGATCCAGCAACTCATTCGCGACGGCCAGGTGGGCAGCGATGGCCGCTCACCGATTCGCGCCCGGCAGCTGCAGAACCTGAACCTGCAGCCGAAGCACGACGATCCGCGGCCGCTGTTCGTGTGGTCGGCCGAGTCGCCGCGCGATCTGCCGCCTCAGAGCTTCAAGGAATACCCGAAGCTGCTCTTTCATCGGGTCACGGGCGACGAAGTCACGGCGCACTCGGCGCAGGAAGAGCAGGAGTTTGGCGAGACCTATGCACCGACGCGGCCGGGCCAGGCGCCGCCGCCGCCGGCGTGGCAGGGGCTCGATGAAGCGCTGGCAGGGCTGAGCGATGACGAACGCAAGCAAGTCGAAAAACTCCAGCGGCAAGCGCGGCTCCAGCAGCTCCAGGCCAAGCTCGCCGCGCTCTCGGAAACCGACCTCGAAGCCGCGCTCGCCGCCGCGAAGCGTCAAGCCACGAAATCCGGCCCTGACAAATCCGCCGCCTGAGGAGGACGCGATGCCGAGACCGCGCCAAGATCCGTATCGCGCCCCCGGCTTGTCGCAACCGTTTGACGAATCACCGGTGGGTGTCGTGAATCCGTATAGCGAGGGGACTGCCATGAGCACGACGAAAGACACACCCGAACACGATCCCAATTTCCAGGAATATCCCAAACTGCTCTTCAACCAGGAGACGGGCCAGGAAGTGACCGTGCAGTCGAAGGCCGACGAAGACAGTTACGGTGCGGGCTGGAAGCCGACGCCGCCGTCGCCGAAGTCGGCGGAGAAGGCCGCGGCACCGCATGGCTCGAGCCATCTGCACGAGGAGAGCGAGTCCGCCAGCAAAAAGAAGTAAGCCGTGGCGACGGCGCAAACGATCATCACCGACGCCCTGATGGAAATCGGGGCGTTGGCCCCGGGCGAGACCGCCTCGAGTGACGACCTCGCGCTCGGGCTGTTGCGGCTCCAAAACCAGATCAATGCGTGGGGCGCGGATCGGCTCACCATCGCCGTGGGCAACCGCGTGACCTATACGCTCACGGCGGGACGGTCGAGCGCGACGATCGGGCTCAGCGGCGTCGCCGATATTGCGGCGGCGCGGCCGACCTGGTTCACCGCGGTGAATCGAATCACCACGGGCAACGTCGAGACGGCCCTCGCGGAGTACAGCGAGGAACAATACGCGGCGATCACCATCAAGCCGCTGACGTCGACGCTGCCGACCGGCTATCACTACGAGGCGACGGCACCAGATGGGACGCTGACGTTCTGGCCGGTGCCCACCGCCAGCGTGGGGCTGGTGCTCTACTACCCGGCGGCGACCGACACGCCGGCGGCCTTGAGCTCGCTCCTGAGTGGCCCGCCGGGCTATCAGGAAGGCTTCATGTATCACTTGGCGCTGCGGCTGTGTACGCCGTTCGGGCGTCAGCCGCCGCCGCTGTTGCCGCAGCTGGCAACGGATGCCTATGCACGCCTGAAGCGGCCGAATACCGAGCCAGGCCTGCTCGCTCTCGATGCCGCGCTGACGCCCACCGCCGGCGGCTACAACGTCTTCACCGATCAATTCGCGGGAGGGTAGCGCATGGCCATTCCGGCGATTTACAACAAGATTCGCAGTATCACGACCAGTGACACGGTCGATCTGCCAGACTTCACCGCGACGTCGCGCTTGACCGATGCGATCTGGGTCGGTGGCGCCGGCAACCTCGTGGCCGTCCAGCAGGACGGCACGACGGCGACCTTCACCGCCGTGGCGGCCGGCGTCACCATCCCCGTCGCGGCCCGGCGGATTAACGCCTCGAGCACGACGGCAACGCTGCTGCAAGCGCTCTACATGATCTGATGTCGCGTGTCACGGCACCCGGCTTTCTGGGGCCCACCAACGAGCTCCAGGCGTACACCGCCGAGGCGGAACGCACCATAAATCTCTATCTCGAGAAGATTGCGCCCGGCGTCAGTAAGACGGATCGCTGGCTGCGCAATACGCCCGGTCTGCGGCCCTACGTCGTGCTGCCGTCCAGTCCCGTGCGCGGCCTCTTTGAGCAGGATGGCCGCGCCTTCGCGGTGGGCGGCACCACCTTTTACGAGCTGACGGGGGCGAGCGCGACGTCGAAAGGCACGATGGCCACGGATCAATACCTCGCCTCGATCTGCAGCAACGGCAGCGCCGGCGGCCAGATCATGGTGACGAGCGGTGGCAGTGGCTACATTTTCGATCTCAATAGCGGCAGTTTCGGAGCGATCAGCGATCCGGATTTTCCGGCGAATGTCCGCATGTGCGAATTCCTCGATGGCTACTTCATCGTCAGCGTCGCCAATTCCCGCAACTGGCAGATTTCGGCGCTCGAGGATGGCACCAGTTGGGATGCGCTCGACGTCGCGGAGCGCTCGATCGCCTCGGACAACATCGTGTCGCTGATTCGCCGCTCGCGCGAGCTCTGGTTTCTCGGGACGCACACCAGCGAAGTCTGGTACGACGCGGGCGATCCGCTGTTTCCGTTCATGCCGACTGGCAACACGCTCATCGAGCATGGCAGCGCAGGACCGTTCACCGTGCAGCGCATCGCCAACACGCTCGTCTGGTGCGATCAGAACGTGCTCGGCCAGGGGCTCGTCGTGATTGCGAACGGCTATACACCAGAGCGCATCTCGACGTATTCGATTGATGTGTTCGCGCGTCAGGCTAGCATCGCGGCGGCCGGTGATCTCACGACGGCTGTTGGCTGGAGCTATCAGGAGAATGGTCACGAGTTCTATGCCTTGATGATTCCCGCCGCGCAGTCGACGCTGTGCACGGATCTGACGCTGCCCGGCATGTGGCACGAGCGGGCCCGCGGTACCTGCGATACGGCGCTGGTGCCGAGCGTCGTCAACACGCATATGTTCGCCTTCGGCAAGCATCTGGTTGGGGATCGCTTCAGCGGCGCGATTTATGAGCAGTCCCTGGACTATGGCGACGAGCGCATCGTGTCCTGATGGCCGTCCTGCTCAATACGACCTTCGCCGGCGGCTCGCTCGCGGGCTTCGACAATATTCAGAACAGTACGTCGCCGAAAGCGCTCTGGGGCTGCACAGGCGGTTATGCCATTGCCTGTCCGCCTTCCATGTCGATGTATCGCACCGATCCGGTGGGAGGGCCAGGCTCGCATACAGCCTTCACGATGCGGGCCCAAGTGGCGCTGGATTATCCCTATGGGTCCGGTTCGCTGGCGCCGAATGGATATCGGATTTTCCAAGCCAACAACATTTCATCGGATCGCACCGGCGCGCCGTGTGCCTGGATACTGTCGGTATATGTCAGTTATGTCGGGGCCATTACGTTGCGCATTTGGGATCCGACGATTGCGCCACTCGGGGCGTATGCCACGAATATTGTGAGCGCTGCGGGCGCTTTTACCATTGGCGGCAGCTACAACGCTGTCCAGTTCGCCGTGACGTTAGGCACTGGCACGCTGACCTACAGCGTCGTGTGCAACAACGTCACCGCGTTCTCGGGCACCTACATGGCGGTCCAGAATGGCGGGTATACGCTGGGTGTGGCGGGACCGCCTCCGACTTACACCTGCATCACGGACGGCGTCAGCGGCTTCAACAATTTCGGCTTTTATCCGAATGGCATGTCGACAGGCATGGCGTCGTATGCCGCCATGTACGTCGATGACACCGGGACGACTGGCAGTTACGCACCCTGTACGCAGAACTTTGCGGCCACCATCGCCAACTGTTTTTCCACGCCCACCAGTAGCGGGACGATTGTCGTGACGAAGAGCACCGCCGGTGCCGATCCGACGGCCTTCACCTTCAATGCCGTCAATCTCGTGCCCACGACGTTCACGCTCGCGCATGGCGCGTCGCGCTCGTTTACGACGGTGCCAGTCGGCAGCGGCTATGCCGTGGCCGAAGTGGTGACGGCTGGCTGGAGCTCGAACGTCACGGTCAGCAATGGGAGCCCGGCGGATAACATCACGGTCGGGAGTGGCGAGACGGTGACGGTGGCCTTCAGCAATCAGGCCTTCGTGACGACCACCTATCCGCTGATTCGCATGCGGCGGTTCATGCTGCCCTTTCACGAGAACCTCTGGGAGTTCATCAATCGCATCGAGATCGTGATGAAGACCGGCGTCGGCACCAGCGACGCGCCCAATCCGAGCCTGCGTATCCGGCTGTCGAAAGACGGTGGCCAGACGTGGGCGATCACCCGCACCGTGGCGATTGGCGCCGCTGGCGACTATCTCCGCCGTGTCTACAGCTTGCGCTGGGGCAAGGTACGCAATCCGGTGTGTGAAGTCTGTACCAGCGATCCGGTGCTGATTGGCCTGCTCGAGGCGAACATCGATTACGACGTAGGCACGGCCTGATGGCGATCACCAACACGCGCCTGTTTCTGCCGAGCACGCATCCGATCGCCGAACCGCGGTCGGGCGCGATTACCGCGCCGTGGCTGTCGTACTTCCAGCGGCTCGTGCAAGCGGTGCCGGGACAGGGTGCCGGGAATGTCTCGCAGAGCGGCAATGTCACACCGGGGCATCTGGCAACGTGGTCGGGCGATGGCGTCATCGTCGACGGCGGGCCGGTGCCCAGTGGCGGTGGCGGCATCACGCAACTGACCGGCGATGTCACGGCGGGCCCCGGCAGCGGCAGCCAGGTCGCGACGATTGCCGCGCTCGCGGTCACGACGAGCAAACTCGCGGCGAGCGCCGTCACTTACGCCAAACTGCAGAACGTCAGCGCGAATGCGGTCCTGCTCGGCAGCAGCGCGATCGGGGCCGGCGCGGCGCCGACCGAAATTACGCTCGGTACGAACTTGTCGATGAGCGGATCGACACTCAACGTCACCACCGGCGGATTGTGGATTCCGGCCGTCGCAGGTGATGAGCCTCCGACATTCTTGACTGATGGGGCCGGTGTGCTGCTGCTCGTGGCCGCCTGAACGAATCTGGGATGGATTCCACACTCAATAGATTTCTGGCACGCGGCACGGCGGCACAGCGAGCGGCGTTTACGCCGAGTCCGCCGACGCCGGCCAGCGGACCGAGCAGCGGCTATCTCTGGTACGAGACGGATACCACCGCGCTCTATGCGTGGACGGGCAGCGCGTGGCAGGCGATTACCACGGGCGGCGGCGGCGGGACGGTCGTCAATAGTACGTGTCAGGGGCGGCTCACCACGGAGAGTGGCGTGCCGGTGAGCACGAGCGATCGGACGGCGCAATCCACGATCTACTTCACGCCCTACAACGGGAATCAAATTGCGCTCTATACCGGGTCCGTCTGGACCCTCTCCAGTTTCAGCGAACGGTCCCTGGCGCTCGCCGGCCTGACGAGTGGCAAAAACTACGATGTGTTTCTCTATGATGCCAGCGGCACGCTGACGCTGGAGCTGTCGGCCGCGTGGGCGAGTGATATCGCGCGCACGGATGCGGTGACGCTGCAAGATGGCATTGTGGTGAAAGCGAGTGCCGCCAGTCGGCGTCTCGTGGGCACGCTGCGGACGACAAGCCCGACGACGACCGAAGATAGCGCCACGCATCGGTTCGTCTGGAACCGCTATCAGCGCCTGGCGCGCTTTCTGCGTGTCATCGATACGACCAATACGTGGACGTGGAACAGTGCGACGTGGCATCAGGCGAATGCCTCGGCGGCCAATCAAGTGGATTATGTCGTGGGGGCGAGTGAAGATGTGGTTGAAGCGCTGGTCTTGGGCATTGCCAATGGTGCGGCGGGCGTGGCCGGGGCGGTGGGGATCGGGATTGATACGACGACGGCGAATAGTGCGGTCATCCTGAACGAGATGAATCAAGGCGTCAACAGTGGGAATCCGATTGGCGTGGCGCGCTATCGCGGCTATCCGGGGCTCGGATATCACTACGTCGCGTGGCTCGAATATGCCCGGGCCGGCACGATGACGATGCAGGGCGATGCGAACCTGGCGGATGAGCAAGCGGGCTTGACCGTCGAAGTGCGACTGTAAAGCACATGGCCGATTCGGACCCTGACGCGCACGCTGGTCCGGGGCACGTTGGCGGAACGGGCCACTAGGGAGGCATGAGTCGATGGCAAATCTGCTGAAGCATCGGTTCGTGAGTGCGGTCACGGACAGTGTGGATGCTACGAAAGTCCAGCCGTCGCACTGGAATGACGGCCACGCGTTCAGTGGCGGCATCGGCGGCAACCCGTTAGTCCGCGATCCGACGGATGCGAGCTACGGCGCGGCGTGGGGCGGCAATGTCACCGAAACCGGGAACGTCATCTTTTCGCCCGATAACACCTATGACATCGGGCAGAGCGGCGGCAATCGGCCGCGCAATCTCTATCTCGCCGGCGGGCTTACGACGAACGGGCAGATCGTCTTTCCGGCGACGGCGAATCCGTCGGCAAGTGCCAACGTGCTCGACGACTACCGCGAAGGGCTGTGGACGCCGATCATCAGCGCATCGGGCGGCGCCAGCGGGCAAACCTACGCGGTACAAGTCGGCGAGTTTGTCAAGGTCGGACGGCAGGTGACGCTGATGTTTCAAGTGGCGTTGAGCGTGAAAGGAACACTCACGGGGAATATCACGCTCGCGAATTTACCCTTTGTGATCACCAATGTTTATGGCGGCTCGATCGGATTCGCCCTGGTCGGCGCGTTTAGTTTGGCGACGACGTGGTACGCGCTCTATCTCAATTTCATCGGCGGTAATACGTTTGCCAATGTGAACGGGATCAACGCGCTGACCAGCAATCCGTATGGCGTGAACTTGACGGCGACTGATCTGACGGCCTCGTCGGGATTGTTCGGCTCGGTCTCGTATCTCACCACGTGAAAGGGACGCGAATCGTATGGCTGCTGAAACCTCGACGATTCAGATGGCGCTCACGCGCGACGTCGCGCCGGGCGGGTTCATGGAACGGTTGAACGTGATGTTGCCCTTCATCGCGAATAGTGTGCTCAGTGAAGTGGCCTCGACGCCACATCACACCTTACGCGCCGGCTACGCGCAACGGATCATCAACGCGCCACAGCCGGCGGCGGTTCAGGCGGCACCGTGCATCGTCATGGGCGTCAATATCGTGAACACGACCGTCTATGACGACGCGACGAAGACCGCGACGTGCACGATCGCCGACATCGATTTGCAAAGTCAAATCCAAACGATGTGGAATTCGCTCGCCGGCATCGATCAGGCGACCTGACGTGCGTTGACGGATGGCTGGGACGTTTCATCCAACGGCGTTCCTCGATACCGCATTCGACGTCGGCCTGGACTATCCTGTCGGAGCGGCCGATCGCACGCTCACGCGGACGAATGTGCGGGGCACGTCGGCGCAACGCGCCAGCTATACCCCCTGGCCACCCCCGATCGCCACCGAGCATGACACGGGCTATCTCTTTTTTGAGACCGATACGCACCAGCTCTATGCCTGGGATGGCACGACGTGGTGCCTCATCGGCCCCTAATGACGACCCGCGAGTTGTATGGAAGAACATCCGATGGAACTGTGGCTGCGGCCGGTCAAGACGTGGAGTTCACATGAAGGATGGTCCACTCTCGTTGTGGACGGTCTACTGCTTTCCCCGCGATTTCGCGCAACATTACGTGGTGCGCATCCATCGGGTGATGCCCGATGGCGGACAGTGCGTGGCGCCAGTGGCGTGTCTCTACGACACGTTGGAGGAAGCGATGTTTGACTGTGAGACGAAAGGACTCGCGTGGATTGGACGGCAACCCGGAGATGAGCGACGAATCGTGGGAGTGTGGGTATGAAGGGTACCGTGTGCTCGATACCGCTCTGGAACAGCCTGGCGGCGATCGATACGCCGAGCTAACCGATGACGACTCGCGAGCTCCCGCGTGAGGAATGGCATCGCCTATCGGGCACCGAGCTCGAGGCCTATGTGCGTGACGCGCCGGATTGTGTCCATACCGTGCTCGTCGTCGAAGATGGCGATCGCATTGTCGGCTGCTGGAGCATTCTCACGCTTGTCCATGTCGAAGGCGTCTGGATTGATCCCGCGCATCGCAAGCACGGTGCGGTCGCGCGGCAGCTGCTCGGGGCGATGTGGCGACGATTGCGGGCGCTCGGGGTGCGCGGTGTCTTGACTGGCGCGGTGACCGCAGAAGTCGAGCAGCTCCTCACGCGCCTCGGCGCGACGCGCGTGCCCTATGTGCCGTATATCTGGCCCTGTCGGAGGGTAACCTAACTGCTTGGTAGCGAAAGGGAGCAGTATGCCTGCTGTCGTTCCATTTATTCCACTCATGAGTGCCGGGGTGGGCGCGGCCACGAATCTCATCGGTGCGCATGAACAAACCAGCGCCGCTCAGCAGGCCTCGCAGACGCAGGCACAGTCGGCGCAACAAGCCCTCGATTTCGCCAAGCAGGTCTATCAGCAGCGGCTCGCAGACCTGAGTCCGTATAAGCAACTCGGGACGTCCTCGCTGGCGGGCTTGATGGCACTCACCGGGCTGCCGGCGCCAACCGCGGCGGCTGCCCCTTCGGCGCAACCGTTCTCATTTACGGCCACGCCGGACTTTCCGCAGGCGCAA